GTATTTGCACGGTGTTTTCTCCTGTTAGTTGTTGCTCATGTTGACCCCGCCGTTACAAGCGGGGTCTTTTTTTGCTTACTTACGGGTAGCCCAAGGTGGCGCAGACTTGGCCGGTGCCGCAGGCGCACCAGCAGATGGCCCAACTGGTTTGAAGGGTGCAACCGCAGCCGGTGTCACGCCACCCAAGGCACGGTAGCCCTTGATCTCGTTGCCTGCGTACTCACCAGTCTTGACCACCAGCTTGATGCCCAAGTTTCCGCCAATCAGTTGGTCAGTGTCGGTCACCTTTGCCAAGCCGATAGCCCTCATGATCTCGCCAAGCTGCTGGCGTCCGATCTCCTCGGCCTTGGTTGAAGCATTTTTTATGTTCAAGTTGCCAAAGATCACCCGGCCTTGGTGACTGGGGCCGGTGATGGTGTATTTAACAGCAATGTACTTGCCGTCGCCTGCCTTCGTGGCCTTGATCTCAGCGCCGGTAATGGTGGAGTTGTACCAGCCCTCAGGCAGTGGCTCAAAGTTGGAAGTGCCTTGCGGCAGAGTGTCGAGGGTAAATTCTTCGTCAAGAAAAGCCATGATTAATCCTTAGTAATAGTGAAAGTGGGGCGTCCAGGGGTGGACGTAATAGCACCAAGCAGCGGCCCGGTCACGGCGTCAGCAGCCGCGCCCCAAGCCTTTGCATTGATCTCGGGTTTCCAGCGAAACAAGCTGGACAGGTGTTCGCTCAGACCGGCTTCAGCAGCCAGCATTTGCAGTTTGTCGGCGTCGATCTTTTTGTTGATTCGGCCCTCGGTCTTGATGACGTAACCGTCAATAGCGTGTTTGACCGTGCCATCCAAGTCCTTTGGTATGCCGAAAGTCTCGACCATCAGGTCTTCCAGTTCCCGGCGCTCGGCAACTGCCGTGGCTTCTAATTTTTTGGCGTCAAGCCAGCGTTGATAAAGTGTGTTCATTGGGTGTACTCCAGTGCTTGCAGTTTGCTGATCTTTTCGTTGATTTGGTAGATTGACTTTGCAAAATCATCTTGCGCTTTTTGTTTGAGAGCCTGCAAGGCTGCAATCTTTTGAGCGGTAGGATCGTAGTTTTCAGGTGCGTCAAACTCGACTTCTTGTTGACCGACATAAGTGCGGTCTTCGGTGTCATCCATCTTGAATGAGGCAATTCTGTATTGCCCTTCTTCTTCCCACTCAAACTTTTGATAATGGACATGGGCCATAATTTTGATCTTCATGCCACACCCCCGATTTTGTTGATGATCTCGCCCAGGTCAGGCGCTTCCCAGCCACCCAGCTTGCCGCTACGATCCTTCGCTAGCCACAGGCCGTCGCTGTCGCACATCAGTGCGCGTTGGGTGTTGCCCTCGGCATCCTTCTCAACCCGCAGCGCCAGCACCTCATCAAAGAAGTAAGGCAATGCTTGGCCGGTCTTGATACCCGGCATTGAGGGCGAATACAGCACCCGGCCCATTTCATCCTGAGTCTTTTCCAACTTTGCGGTCATCAGAACATGGCGTCCAGGCAGGTCACGGAAGGCGCGGATGATATCGGCCATCTGTTCCTGCATTGCGCCGTAGGCAGCGCGTGGGTCTTTGTTGACCTTTTTCTCATGGTTTAGGCAGACTTCTGCAATCTCGCTGATGCTGTCCAAAGCCACTGACTTGTGGTCAGAATCCGCAACCCAGGCATACGCCTCACGCAAGTCTTCCATGCTGGTGATCTCAATGAACGGCAGGTCAGCGTCCTGTAAAGACAACAAACCCCCCTCTGCTGACAACACCACTGGATGCGGTAAAGTCTTAATCAGGCTGGTCTTGCCAGCCCCTGCTTGCCCGTAGACAAGCAGCTTGACACCGTTAGCTGCAAGGCCGCCGGTACGTTTTAACGATATAGCCATTTGGCTCTCCTAGTTTGCGCTTCCGTCTGTAACTCAGTTCGAAGCGTAGTTGCAGTGTAGCATAGGTTCGTGCTACAGTGTCAACAACTTTATGACGAAAGATGATAAATAAATGGCAGACCTCTCAAATATCCTCGGTGGCCCTTGGTCGCCGCCCTCTCAAAAGCACGTTGACGCACCTGACATACAACTCAAAGATGCCATGCTTGGCGCTGGGTTAAAGCCACCGGACATCATCCACCTTGACGGCAAGTTGCACCGCTTCAACAGTGGCACTAAAGGCGAGAAAGGTCACGACAAGCCGGGTTGGTACGTTGCCTTTAGTGATGGCGTACCAGCAGGGCGCTTTGGCTGCTGGCGTTCTGGCTTTGAATCCAGTTGGAAAGCAGACATTGGCCGCAGCCTGACGCCGGTAGAGGAAATGGCGCAGTCCCGCCGCTTGGCGGAGGCCAAGACCCAGCGGGACGCAGAGGTAAAGAAGTCCCGCGAGGTTGCCGCCAACACCGTTGATTTGATCTGGTCGCAGGCAGGGGCAGCAAGCGCAGAGCATCCCTATCTACAGCGCAAAGGCATCAAGACGCATGGCGCACGAATTACGGGTGACGGCAGGCTGATGGTTCCCCTGTACAACCCAGACGGCGAACTCTCCAGCATCCAGTACATTGACCATCAAGGTGGCAAGCTGTATCACCCCGGTGGACAGACCGGCTCAATGTATTGGTTGGTCGGCAGCATGGATGACGCTACAACACTTTACATTGCCGAGGGATTTGCAACCGCAGCCACCATAGCGGAGGTGACAGGCCAGCCTTGCGCGGTGGCTTACAGCGCCAGTAACCTAGTGCCGGTGACGGGCATCCTAAAGCAAGGCCATCCGACACTGGACATTTGCATCGTGGCTGACCATGACGCTAGTGGAGTTGGGCAACGCTACGCCGAACAGGCCAGCGCAAAGTTTGGGGTACGCATGACAACACCGCCCGTCCTCGGTGACGCCAATGATTACGTCCAAGCGGGGCATGACCTGGCTCTGTTGCTCAAGCCGCCTGCACCAGTGATGGACTACCTTATCCATGCCGATGGTTTTTCAGCGCAGCCAGCGCCTATATCGTGGCTTGTTAAGCATTGGATACAGGATAAGGCACTGGTTATGGTGCATGGCCCCAGTGGCGGCGGCAAGACCTTTGTAACGCTGGACTGGATGTTGCACATTGCCAGTGGCAAAGCAACTTGGTTCGGCCACAAGGTCAGACCCGGCAACATGGTGTACTTAGCCGGTGAGGGCCACCACGGCCTGCGCTCACGCATAGCAGCCTGGAAGCATAAGAACAACGTCAGTAACCTGAATATGTGGGTCAGCAAGTCGGGCGTAGACCTCAACACCGCCGAGGGCTACCTGAAGGTGGTCGAGGCCATACGGGCGCTCAAGATCAAGCCTGATGTGATTACGGTGGACACCTTGCACCGATTCATGGCCGGTGACGAGAACTCAGCCCAAGACGCCAAGACTATGCTGGACGCCTGCGCGGCACTCATGCAAGAGTTTGGCTGCACCGTCATCTTGGTTCACCACACAGGCGTGTCAGAGGAAGCCCAGCACCGAGCGCGAGGCTCATCAGCTTGGCGTGGCGCTTTGGACATTGAGATTAGCGTCATACCCGCCAAGGGCGACAAGTCCATTGAAATCGTGCAACGCAAGAGCAAAGACGCCGAGATGGCAGCGCCGGTCTATGTTGATTTGGAATCGGTGGCAATACCCGGTTGGCTGGATGAAGATGGCGAGGCCGTTACCAGCGCGGTGGTGGTGAAGGGCGAAGTGCCAGAGTCTAAGCAGAAAGATAAATCGCTAGGGTTTGCCGACTTTGAGAAAGCCTGGTGGAAAGGAGGCGCTGAAGATCGAGGCGGCGCACCTTACCTCACCAAGTCAGTGATGCGCGATTGGGCTGTTGCTAACGGCATATCAAACTTTCCTGGCGCAAAGGCAGCCGGTTCACGCCGAAATTTGATTGATGGCCAGAACGCCCGGTACATCAACAATCTGCTTGACGCCAAGTTGATTGAAGTCCATGAAAACGGCTGGATTGTGATTGAAGAAGGCCAAGCAACAGGAATGATGCAAGCGAAAAAATAGTTGCAATAAACAATTTACTTGTGATAAACTTATTTACATGAACAGACTTACCCAACTCAAAGCTAAGTTGAGGGCCGCACAAGCCGAACTTGCAATCCGCACCCGGACGCATAACAGTGCGAGTCGGGCCTATAACAAGGTGACCGCCCATATCACCGAATTGGAGAAAAAAATTGCTGACTTGGAGAAAATTTCAAAGTGAACTGCCCAACTACAGTGAGGCCGACTTGTTGGCTTTGCTGGATGAGGAACGACTAAAGCACCGCAGAGTGTCCATGCTGGAGCGCATTCACCAACGCTACTGCACCTTACGCGCCAGCCGGGAACGGATGGAAATACTAAAAGAAGGAAGAAAACCATGACATTGACGCAACAATTCAAGAGGATAACCCGCCGCCTAACCCCTGTGGAGATGGCAGCTACTGAACTTGCAGAGGCTGAACTGCACCGCCTGGAAGCCCACAGTGCGGTGGAGTACGCCACCAGTGTTGTGTCGTATGAAGACGCTAGGATCAAACGTCTAAGGAAGTTCTTGGCTGATGCGGAGAAGACGGCATGACTGCTATCCCATCAAAGTATTTTGGCATTGGGCCGTACCGGGCTGAACAAATAGGGCCAGTTTGGTGGGCTGTGATGAATCGGCACGGCATCAACTGTTTGAATTTTCTGGAAAAGCCTGGTGCCGTTGTGACTACTGAGCCACACGCCAAACGGATAGCAGATGAGTGGAACGCCAGAACCGAACCATTCCCCGAGCGCACTGAAACCTATGTTGCGCCCGTTACCGTTCCAATGACCGACGCCGAGATGGCAGCTTACGTGTTAAGCCGCAGGTATAACTGGGAGACTAAACGATGGGCATGAATACTTGGCCTTTCCCCACTGAATTACCACCAGCAGTGCCAATGGGCAAGCTGCCGTTTAACCCTGCAAATCACGAGGAGAGTCCGCTATGAGCGGCGGACACTTCAACTACAGGCAGCATTCATTGCTTGACATAGCGGATGACATAGGCAGTCAGATTTTGACCAACGACAGCGAAGAAAAAAATGAATGGGGCTACAACATCGGAAACCGTTACAGCCCTGAAACCATAGAAGAGTTTGAAAGGGCAATGGTCATACTCAAAATGGGCTACGTTTACGCACAACGAATTGATTGGCTGTTGTCTGGTGATGACGGAGAGGATAGCTTTCACAAACGGCTACAGGCACAACTTGGGGAATTGAAATGAAAGACGACGAAATCGAAGACCTTTTTGCTTGGGGCTGGGGTGACACTGCCGTTGCCATCGCGGTCGTGTGCGTGATCTTGGTGATTGGTGTTTTCGTGGGGTATGTGATATGAACAAAGACGACATCATCCGCATGGCGCTGGAGGCTGGAATGCCGATGGCGTGGATTAGTGACAGCGGTGTTTTGAACTGGACGGATCTTAAACGCTTTGCCAACCTTGTTGCCGAGCATGAGCGTGAGACTTGTCTTGATGCAATGATGCAGTCTGTTGAAAAAGGTATTGACACTGCGATGGTTCTTGAGCGAGAGGCTTGCGCGAAGGTGGCAGAACAATTTGAGCCTGACGAGAAGACTAGCTATGTAATGTATGCAAGCAAAGCCATCAGAGCAAGGGGAAACACATGACCAAAGATGACATCATCCGCATGGCGCACAAATCAGGATTTTTGATTGACACCCATGCTCAACAATACCAGCCCAATTGCATACTGAGCACGCATGGGCTTATTGATGAAAACCTTGAACGCTTTGCCCACCTTGTTGCCAAGCATGAGCGTGAGGCTTGCGAGATGGCGGTAGAAGACATTGCGCGGAAGTACCAACAAGCACATGAAGTAAGCGCAGAAAATGTTGCAGATGCTTGTGCTTACGCTATCAGAGTAAGAGGAGAGAACACATGACAGGATTTGATTCAAAGCGCCAAGCAGCAAAAGCCAAGCTGGACGATGACACACAGGTTTACGCCGACACGCTGTTAATCGTGTACCAGCGCGGGTTTGCAGATGGTAAGGCAGCACAGCGCAAGCCGCTGACGGATGAAATGAAAACTCGATGCCCATACACAGCGGTGTCTGAGCGCGGGGCGTTTTATGACGGCTGGCTAAGTGCCGAAGCCGCCCACGGCATTAAGGAGGGGACATGACTAAAGACGAAGCATTGCAGATGTGCCTTGAGTACATCGAAACAGATAAGCATGAGCGTAAATATGTACGCCACGCCATTAAAGCTGCGCTGGAGCAAGCCGAGCCGGTGGCATCTCCATACAACCCGAACCCGGTTGAGTATCAATACCATTATCCAGACGGATCGTGGAGGTGTTCTAACGGAGATGCAATAAATAAAATGCGCCCAGATCGAGCAAGATCACTTTACGCACTGAAGGACAACACATAATGGACATTTTGAAACGCATTGACCACGCGCAACAGTTTTGCAAGTTTTATGCGGACGGAGCGTATTCAGTTGAAAAAGAAAAATGGAACTACCACGTAACACCAGAATTTATTAAAGACATTCGCCAGTACATTGAATCCCTGCAATTAAAGCTAATGCACTTGCAAAAACAGCAAGCCGAGCCATGCATAGGAAAAGACCCGCGATGCCCCTGCCAAGACGGAGATGCGTGTCATTACAAAGACTGCGTGGGTACGAAGGCACGGCCAGTAGCACAGCCAGAACAGGAGCTAGTGGCACCAAAGTGTGGGGCAATCATCGAAGTTTTTGATAAAGACTGGCGGCTGCAATATCTGTCGTTGCCAGTTGGCAAACACAAACTCTATACCCAGCAGTACACCTACACCACCCCACCCGCAGCACCTGTGGCGTGGAAGTGGCATCAAGCCCCTGTCAAAACTTCATGGGGTCACGATATGGTTGTGGCCGATCTTGCCATCGACAAAGACAACACGGTGTCTGTCTACTGTGAGCGCGACCAGACCAACAAGGTCGAGGCCATGTTCAACCCACCCGCACAGCCAGAACCTGTGCAGGAGCCTGTGGAGGTTAACCAAGCCACTATGGAGTTGGCTGAGAGTGTTGGATTGATTGGCCCAGCAAGTCGGACGCACGATCTTCATTCAGCCATTCAGCGTTTTCACGACTTGATCTGTGTAAATGCCACGATTAAAGCAGCGCAAATGGCGGCAGATGCAATTCGTGAAGCCACCCCACCCGCAGCACAGCGCCCGTGGCAGGGTCTGGAAGCAGAAGAGATACTTGATTTGTTTGATATAAGCAATGTCTACGGCAGCAAGTGGGTCGAGTTTGCCCGTACTGTAGAAGCCAAACTGAGGAGCAAAAATGGTCACTGAAGACGATGAATTTAGGCGCATCGAGCGCGAGATCAAATGGCGAAAAGAGAAAGCTGACGCCGATTTGATGGTGGTCTACTCACTGCGTTTGACCAAAAGCCAGCGCGTCAAGCTGCTACAACTCGGTGGGCCGCAGTGGATAAGGAATCAGATTGAACGATCTGCCTAACTTTGCAGCCTGGGAGCGCGTAACGCTGGACAGGTTCGCCCTAGACGCTTACATCCGCCTTCAGCAGCAGCAGGAGGCGTTGGAGCAGTTGCGCGGTGACCTCAAGGATGCGATTGAGGCGTACCGGGCGGTTATGAGAGAAACAAAATGATTCACTATCACGGGACGCCAATTACGCCCATGAAAGCCATTGAAACAATGGCAGGAAAGCATTTTTGTGTTTCGTATGCCCGTCCTGATGACCTTAAACGGTGCTTAAAAATAGGTCAATCGTTGATGCTAGACAACGGTGCTTTTAGTGCCAAAACAAGAGGTTTGCCTTTTGACCGTAATGGGTTTTACTCTTGGGTGGAACCATTGCTGGCGCATCCGCATTGGGCAGTTGTGCCTGATGTGATAGACGGGTCAGTAGAAGAACAACAGGCAATGGTTAAATCATGGCCTTTTCGGAAAGACATGGGCATCCCTGTTTGGCATCTTGGATTGCCAATTTCTTACTTGCTTGAATTGTGTGACGCTTGGGGCCGGGTTTGCTTTGGGTCTGCTGGTGAGTTTTGGCAAATCGGCACGGCAAAATGGTGTCGCAGAATGGATGAGGCTTTCAATGCCTTGGTCAACACATACGGCAGACAAATTCCTTGGGTACACGGGATGCGGATGCTAGGTCAATCAAGTGGGCCGTGGCCTTTAGCAAGCGCGGATTCCACCAATGTTGCTCTGCATCACGCAGAATATTTACAGTGCGCTGGTTGCATGGCAAAACGCATTGATTCAACCAATCCACCAACAAAGTGGAATGTTCAACCAGTACAGGAACTTTTATGTTAATTGCAGCAATTTTTACCTACGCCATTGCCATGACATTGGCAAATTTATCCATTGCCACATTTGGGATATGGGTCAGTCCAATCAATGCTTTTATTTTTATCGGGCTTGATTTGGCATTGAGAGATTGGTTACATATAAAGCTAAAAATGTGGCAAATGGGTGCATTGATTGCCAGTACAGGACTGCTAACTTACGCACTTAACCCTGCTGCTGGAATGATTGCTATAGCCTCTGCCCTATCTTTTATGTTGGCAGCAGTTGCTGATTGGGCGGTTTTTACAAAAATTACTGGCTCATGGTTCAAACGTGCTAATGTGTCCAATGTTGCAGGCGCGGCGGTTGATTCAATTGCTTTTCCGACAATTGCTTTTGGCGTTTTAATGCCAGAAATTATTGCAATGCAATTTATTGCCAAAGTGTTTGGTGGGGCAATTTGGTCTTTGGTACTTAGACAAAGGGCCGAGTTCCCTGTCGGTCAATGATTAGCGCCTGACGCCGGGGCTTGTCAGCAATGCTGATGTGCGTCCAGGCGTCATACTCGCGGATGATCTGGTCATAGGGCAAGTGCAGCAACGCCCTCACAACGGCATCAGGAGCCATCCCAGGCACTCTGAAATCAGCAGCCAAGCCTTGCCTATGCTGAGAGGTGTCTTTGCTGCCCACAGCGTCATTTACGGCCTTGGAGCGAAACGCTGAGTTGATCATGATCGGCTTGCCGCCCAATGTGGTTTTGACAGTCTCCAGAAACTCAGCTAGCCGTTTAAGGTTTGCCAACTCTTGCGCGTTCGGCGTGTTGTCCAGCAGCCGGTGGTCAGTGTGCGTCAACTCGGCAAGGGTAAAGTGCGGTGTCATTTTTTGCTTAACAAATCAGTCTTAGCCTGCGACCCAGCAGAGGAACCAAAGTAGTAGGCAATGATGCCCGTCCAAGCTGTGCCAAGTGATCCCAACATCATTAGGATGGCGGGGTTGGCGCTGTCAATCTTGTTGAAGAACATCATCACCATGATGCTAAAGAATCCAATGGTAACAGCGCCAGCAAGCAATGGCGGCATCATTGAGCGAGTCGTGGCCTGCATATCTCTTGCGCTCTTGCGGTCTTCAACCTCTAGCTTTTCAAAGTTCAAGCCAAGTTCTTGCGCCTGCTTCTGCAATTCAATCTCAGCCAGCTTGACTTGCGCGATCTGGTCGGCGGTTAGCTTGTTGTTGCTGATCATGTCCTGCACTTGGTCAGGCTCTACGCCAATGGCTTTGGATATAGCTGATACCGCCATGCCAGCTAGGGGGCCACCTAGTGCGGTGGCGATCGTTGGTGCAATCTGTTTGAGCCAGTCCATTATTTCTCCAATAAAAATGACAAGTTTGCATGGCGAGGATACTGCACCACTCGCTCACCCTCTGGGCATTTGTACTTGATCGTTGCCAACAGCGTTGCTGTACCCAGCGCAATCTTTTCTTTTCGCACCATAGTCAACTGGTAGGTAAACGTGTCAATCTGTGGCCCTGCTGGGCCGCTGAATTTGCTTGCCGTTGTCGTTGCCTCATGCACCATGCCTGCCGCATCCCTAAT